GAATATTCAAACAATCATCAGGTTGAAATCGGCGAGGACTATTATTTTTGTGACAAGGCTCGCAAGAACGGTTTTGATATCTGGTGCGATCATGATCTCTCTAAACAGGTTGCTCATATTGGAATCTTCAACTATAATTGGAATTTAGATTCTGCCGTGCAAGCCGTGAAGGATGGAATCATCAAGGTGTGATAGTTTGGTACTTATATTATGATACTTGTAGACTATTCCGGTATAGCTATATCAGCGATTCATCAAGGACTAGCTTTCTCTAAGAAGCCACTCGATGAAGGTCTGATTCGGCACATGATTCTGAATACGCTCAGAATGTATAATGTCAAGTTTCGTAATGACTATGGGCGTATGATTCTATGCTGTGATGGTGGTTCTGTCTGGCGTAAGAAGATCTTTCCGGAATATAAAGCTTCACGGGCCAAGGGACGTGAGGAATCTTCGATGGACTGGAATGAAGTCTTTCGTATCTTGAATCTGGTACGTGAAGAGGTCCGTGAGAACCTCTCATTTGAGGTCATTCATATTCAAGGTGCGGAGGCGGATGATGTCATTGCCACATTGGCCGAGATGACACAGGAGTTTGGTAAGAACGAGCCTGTTATGATAATCTCGGCAGATCATGACTTCATTCAACTTCAGAAGTACTCGAATGTGAAGCAATTTTCTCCTCGGACCAAGCAACTCATAACACATGAAGACCCAATACGTCATTTACGCGAGAAGATTCTTCGAGGTGATTCAGGTGATGGTGTGCCTAATGTGCTTTCACACAATGAATCCTTTGTAAAAGAAGGTGCTCGACAGACACCATTGCGTACTAAGCAAGTCAATGAATGGCTGGAACGATGGAATGAATTGCTCGAATACGATGATGACACGGTCTTAAAATCCAATTTCAATCGCAATCGGGAATTGATTGATCTTTCATGCATACCAGCCCAGATAAAGAATGAGATTCAGAAAGCCCATGGTATGCACAATCAAAATGAATCGTCGAAGATTCTTCCATACTTTATGCAAAAACGATGCTCGGCTTTGACATCGCTGATTTCGGATTTTATGCCTATTGGTGTATAGATATTAAATATGAATCCACTTAGACAAAAGCCGACTTTGATATTCGAGATGCTTGACATCATTGAAAAGGCGCCTACGCGCAATGATAAGATTGAGGCGCTTCGCTATATGCGATGTTTGGAACTTGAAGCTATTCTTCAAATAAATTATCATCCTGATGTTCAACTTGATCTTCCAAGTTGGCCAATTGATTTTGAAAAGGACAATGGTGATCCTGATATGTCTGCTATGCGGACACGGAATGTGATTCCTTATTTTCGAGATCTGATCAAATCCAGTCCATTGTCGCAATCGCAGAAACTTAAAAAATTTATTGGAATTCTGGAATCCGTTAATGAGCGTGAGGCAGAAGTCTTTATGCTTGTCAAAGATCGTAAACTGACTCAGAAATGGCCTTCTATAACAATCGATCTTGTCCGTGAAGCTATTCCAAATATCGTGTAATGAATGAGACCATCAAGTTTGGCTCACTTTGGGTACCTAAAGATTCATCCTTAAAGCGCGAAATCTATAAAGTCATATTAGATTCAGACTATGAAGGAGTGGTCGCTTCTACGGTAATTCGAATGAATACAAATCAACCAGATTCATTTATTTGGTTCAGTTCAGTGGAAGAATTCCTAGACACTTTTATTCCAGTAAAACAATGAAAAATCAAGACTCCAATCAAACGGTTTTAGACAATCTGAAGCATTATAGAAAAGATCTATCTGATAGACTTTGGTATGCTCTTCCATATAAAGTCCGTGATTATTATTATGATATTCATGACTGGCTTTTTCCTAAAAATAAATGGGCTACCAAGATCATTCCTAATCATTGGACTGACAAGACGGATTTAATTCCGGATTTTCTATACGCGGCAATCATCGATTTTGTTGAAAATGAAAGGGCTTTAGAACTATTTGAATGGGATAAAAAGGACAAAGGTAAAATTGAAAAGATCTATAATTGGGCTAAGTTCGAACGGTTTGTCTTTTTGAAAGACATTGAGGATAGTTATCCTTCTGTCAATGCTGATGACATTGAAGCCATGTTCAATTCGAATGAGTATGACATGGCTTCGAGTAAAGAATTGTACGCTAAGACAAAAAAATTGAAAGCTCAATTTGAAAAGATTGAGACTCAGCATTTGACATGGATAGTGCAGAATCGTAGTAAGCTTTGGACTTGATTTGAAATTTAGTGATTTACTTTGCGTTATTGATAGCGTATAATATCATTAAATACCTTTGAGATATTTTTTTAATGAACTATAAGCAATATTATGTTTGATCGCAAATTCCTTTCTAGAAATACCTTCATCTACAAACATTTGCCGAATGCGATTTACTTTTTCGGTCATCAATCTTTTTCTTTCATCCCAATACGGACGAAGCGCGAGCGCCAAATTTGTCTTATGTTGCACGCTTTGCGGTCCAAGTTTATTTCCTTTATTTCCTCTACCATTGGTGTTTCCAAAATAGTTTTGTTTATTCCGTTTAGGTTTTCGCAGTTTAACCTTTACCCATTCAGGTCTAGATTTACCCTTCAATGCTCTCGATCTGGCCATTTTTGACGCTTCATACATACGAGAAGAGAACTGTCTATTTTGATTAGGATTATTGACAGCCATCATAGCAAAAGCATGAGCCAATCCAGAATGATTAGGATACGCTTTATGAAGAAGATAATGACAAATAAAATGCGCGCGGGCTGGAATAAGAATAATGTTTTCTATAGAGTCTATACCACCTAAACACAATGGAACAATATGATGTTTTTCACAAAATATTTCATTAGGTATATGAGTTCGATAATGCTCAACTAATCGGTCATATCGTTTTTTGTATGTGTTCATAAACCTATTTATTTTATATAAGATCTTAAAGGAGGGCAAAATTAACATTTTTATTCTAGACAAAGACCCAATCAGCGCGGCCAAACAGCATTGCGATAAACACGTAATAAAAATGATTGTCGAAGCGGCTCAGATGCTTTCGACGGCACATCGAATATTAGACGGTGTTGAAATTAGAGAATCCCGCACTCTGGCCAATGGCACCGTGCGTTCAGTCAAAGTATGGAAACATTTCGATCAGATCATGGATTCCGCTCTATATCAGGCTACACATGCCAATCATCCTTCGAATCTATGGACACGCCATACCCGTGAAAACTATAAGTGGCATTATGAACTCTTTCGGGCGCTATGTGACGAATATACACATCGGTATGGCAAGATTCATGCCACAGATACAAAGCTTCGTACGCTTCTAGGCCAATTTCCGGCAAAGCTTAGTGATGGCCCACTTACACCATTTGCATTGGCCATGAAGTCCCAACCTGAATGCATAGATGCTAACGATCCGGTTGGTTCATATCGTAAGTTCTATCAAACCAAGCAAGACAAATTTAGCATGAAATGGACCAATCGTGAGGTGCCATCTTGGTTTGTTTATAAATGATATCAGTATGACATACAATTATCATTGTGATTCGTGTAATGGTTTCTTCGAAAAGAACATTCCCATCTCAGATCGCGAAAAGCCAATTAAGCGTCCGTGTCCTATCTGTAAAAAGAAAGGACAGATCATTCGCATTTTCGAAGCTCCCTCAATCAACTATGAGGGTGCCATTTCAGACCTTAAGCGAGCTGGTTCCGGTTGGAATGATGTTCTGAACCGCGTCAAAAAATATGGCGGTCGTCATTCCACCGTAGAAACCAGATGATTAGTCCTACCATAGAATTCATTCGAGAGCGTGAATTCGAGCATACTTCCATTGACTTGGGGTATGCTGATCTTTCTACAATTGAGATTGATGGAAAACGACGATACGTTATTCCTACCAATACGCTCAAGCTAATCACGTATCCTTCTATCACAACGGTCCTTTCACATGGCAAGAATTATGCTCTTGAGAATTGGAAAAGACGTGTAGGCGAAGAAGAATCAAATCGTATTTCCCGTATTGCCTGTGATCGAGGTTCTGCCCTCCATTCATTGATGGAACGATACATCAACAATGAAAATATTGTTTTTGATGCTTCGATAATGCCCGATGCTGTTGCTATGTTTCGTGGAATCGTTCCGGAAATAAATATGCACATAGGGAAAGTTTTTCTACAAGAAAAACCCCTATATTCGAATCATTTGAAAGTTGCTGGTCGGACGGATTTGATCGCTGAATTTGATGGAAGACTATCGGTCATAGACTTCAAAACTTCAAAGCGAATCAAGACGCGATCCGAGATTGATAACTATTTCATTCAAACATGTGCATATTGCATAATGTTTGAAGAAAGAACCGGAATTCCGGTAGATAAATTGGTCATAATCATGGCCGTCGATGGTCAAAGAAAACCTATTGTCTTTACAGACAATAGAGACAATTGGATAGATAGTTTACATAAGGCGATAACTAAATATGAAAAAGATCACGGCTCCAATTAGTAATGACACGGTCATCGATATTACAGATATCGCCGACATGAAAAAGAATACCAATAAGCCTTCCTTCTCAGAAAAAAACGCTGGAAGAATTTTGGAATACTATATTCTAGGTGAAATAGATGAAGCCGAAGAATACGCCGAATGGTTCAATCAGATTCGGAATTGCGGGCCAAATGATGTAGTGATCTTTCATTTTAATTCTCCCGGTGGAGATCTATTCACGGCAATTCAGTTCATGCGTGTCATCAATGAATGCCAAGCATTAACCGTAGCCTCAATTGAAGGTGCATGCATGTCTGCGGCTACTTTGATCTTTCTGGCATGTGACACCTTTGAAGTATCTGCTCATTCCGCCATGATGATTCATAATTATTCCGGAGCAGCCTTTGGCAAAGGTGGAGAAATGCATTCTCAAATCACATTCGAATCCAAATGGATTGAAACTCTCTTCAAAGAAGTCTATATCAATTTCCTATCACAGGAAGAGATTCAGAACACGCTTAAAGGACAGGACCTATGGTTGACATCCTCTGAGATCGTGCAGCGCCTAAATGAGCGGAAGGAGCTCAAAAAGGCATCAGAAGCCGCTTCCAAGCAATAAGGATAATTAGCTTAGTGTGTAAGTAGGCTGATTTTCTTTCATTTTCTTGTTTACAAACTGGGATTCTATGGTATTATTATCTCAGAATGAATCAAGTAATTAAGAATAAAACCAAGCATTGGACCGGAAACGACCTGGTCAACATCCCGCGCGCGGCCTGTTCAACCTGTGGCGGCTGGACTTCAGGGGGTGGAATGAGTCACTATAGTCATTCCGATACTCCAATCCAAGGCCGGACTGGCTGCGTCTGCAAGGAGAACAGGCCTGTTGACAGTGCAGAGATCAAACTCAATCGCCTCAAGGACAAGGTTCTAAGCAACCTCAATGACGTCATCACACATGACTCCCACTGGTTGAATTCCGAGTTTGACGGTAAGGACCTGATCATCAAAGAGATGATCACCGGTACCAAGCTCTTCCGCGTCACCCTCACTCCCATCGAATAACGATTATGAACTACGCTAAGCATATCCTATCACCTAAGTGCGACATGCACTTGGACGTTCAAAATACGCTCGAATGCATGATGGTACCGGCCGGTTCACTCCTTGATTATCAGTATACGTTTACCGGCACTGGCGAGCAGACGACTCAAAAATTTTATAGTTATCGAATCATTCGTCATGGTTTGCACGATGAAATCAAGGATGGCATCAGTGTTGTGCTCAATGAAAGCCAATGCCATGATGACGAACAATTTGACGAACTTGACTAACACCATGAAAACTATCAACATTGAAAACGTCTCCTCGGTCTACTCCGGCAAAGATGGCAAATGCTGCTGTGGATGCTCCGGTAAACACACCTATGCATCAGCTCATGTCAAGTGGGCCTCAAAGCATCGTGGCTATAAGGTGGAAGCCGATGAAGTCTCCGATCGGTCTGTTAAGACCATCGTGAATAAGATCAATCGCCTTATTAAAACCGGCTGCATTGACGCCTATGTCGATCCGAAATATACGGCCGTGACCGACAATGGCCGACTCTACATCGCCTACAACAAACTTTGAAATTTAGTGTTGTACAATTTCAATAACTATGGTATGTTAATCATAGGTTGAGAAACCAACAGAAACGAAGTAATACATTATGAACAAAAGTAACACCACGCCCGTGGCCGTCAAGCCGGCAATAACCAAAACAACTCCAACTGCCGTAAAGGCACAGACTTCCAATCGCCCTGTCGAAAAGATTCTATCACGCGTTCAGGAAATGAACGACAAGAAAACCGTGCATTGGCTTAGCAAAACTTCGCGTACGATCGTGAATCATTATGATCTCACGGCCAAGAAGCGCAAATGCACGCAAGCGTATTGGGATGGTC